AACACAGAAAACAGATGAGGAAAGAAATGCTGAAAGAGATAAGGAACTAGCAGACACTAAAAATGAAATTGCAATGCTAAGAGCCGAAAAAAAGGTTATAGGCGCAAATGCAAAGCCGGAGTTTGCTGAGTTTATTGCCTCTAAGGTTTTGTCAATGGGAGAAGATTTTGACAAAAATCTTGCTGATTATAAAAAAAATAATCCTCATTTTTTCGGCGAAACAGTAGTAAAAAAAGTTTCCTCAGCTCCGACTCTTGGTGGAAAAAACGGAGAGGGAACGACAAATCAAAAAATGAATGACCTTATAAGAGGTGCAAGAAATTAAAAAGGAGAGATAATTTATGATTAGAAGAGAAAATGTAGAAGCTTTATTAGAAGCGGATGTCATTCGTGAAATTATGGAAGGTACAGTTAGAGAGTCTAAGGCTCTTTCAATGTTTAAGAGACTTCCAAATATGAGTTCAAACAAAACAAAAATGAGAATACTTGATGCGCTTCCCCTTGCTTATTGGGTGGATGCTGATGTAAACAATGGCCGTAAGGGTATAACAAAGGCAGCTTGGGCGAATAAATTTATTACAGCAGAAGAAATTGCGGTAATAATTCCAATTAAGGAAGATTTGCTTGATGATGTCGACTTTGACCTTTGGGCAGATATTAAGCCAAGAATTATAGAAGCATTTGGTAAGAAGATAGATGAAGCTGTTTTTGTAGGTATAGATAAGCCTAAGGGTTTCAGAGCGGATTTGCTTTCTTCTGTAAGAAATGCAGGCGCAACAGTAACTCAGGGAACAGACGAAACACTTTATTCAGCAATCAATAATGCTATGGTTAAAGTTGAAGAAAGCGGTTATAACGTAACAGGCATTGTAGGCGGTGTTGACCTAAAAGGCAAGTTCCGTATGATGCTTGATACAACAGGACAGCCTATTAAAGGTACTGAAATTGGAGATTTGTCAAAAGCGTATATTGATAATGGAGCATGGGATAAGACACAGTCTCAGCTTATTGTTGGTGATATGTCTCAGGCGGTATATGCAATAAGACAGGATATCACATATAAGGTGCTTGACCAGGCGGTTATTCAGGACCCTGCAACAGGTGACATTTTATATAATCTGGCACAGGAAGACATGGTTGCTCTACGTGTGGTTATGCGTATGGGTTGGGAAATTCCTAATCCGGTAAATGCATTAAATCCGGATGAAAACACACGTTTTCCATTTGCTTCTATTGACCCTGCAACAGCTCCTAAAACCTATGCTGTTACATTTACTGTAACTAATGGAGATGCTAAAGTAGCGGGCGCTAAGGTAACTCTTTCCGGAATGACAAAAACAACTGATGCAAATGGTACTGCAGTATTTAATTGTGTACCCGGTAAGTATACATACACTGTTAAGATGGAAGGTGCAACCACTCAGAAGGGTAATGCAATTGTTGAGGCAAAGGCTCTCAGTGTAGCAGTAACAAATTTTTCTTAAAAGCGGTGATGTAAGTGTATTTGACATTTGCTGAATATTTTAAACTGGGCGGTACTCTTGATGAGACCGCCTTTGATATTTACAGTTTTGAGGCAAATCAAAAAATAAAGAGTGCAACCTTTGATAGGATAACCGAACCGAGTGAAGCAGTTAAAAAGTGTATGGTAAGACTTATAGCTTTAGCGGAAAAGTCTGATATATGTTCTTCTCAACTTTCTTCTTATTCGCATGATGGAATGACACAAACATTTAATATACCAAATCAAGAGGAATATGCGAAAAAGGTAAGAGAAATAATCAGAGCGTATTTGATTAATGAGAAGGCAGCAGACGGAACACCGCTTTTGTATTGTGGGGTGAATTACAGATGATTGACCCTACGTTTAATAATACGATAACCCTGTATAACAAGCACACAGATAAATCAAGCGGGAAAACGATAACCACTTGGAAAAGGACTGTGCTTAAAGAGTGTTTTTTTAAAGCTGAAACGGCAACACAATTAAACGGTGAGAATTTATCAATGGCAAATAGTTTTATTTGTCGTATACCCGAAAATATTAATTTTACAGAGCAATACAACGGCGAAGAAGATAAATTTACATTAAGACCGGACGATATAATTGTAAAAGGCGAGGTTTTAGACGAAATAAAAGACGTACAGGGGCAAAGAGCAGAAAATCTACTGCAGAAGTATAAGGGGTTTTGTTTTACAATTAAGGCAGTATCAATAAATACACATATGCCTTACGCAAGACATTACCGAGCTTCGGGGGTGTAGACTTATGCCAATGCAAATTAAGGTTGAAAGCAATATAAATATTCCTAAAAACCTTGCAAAAGTAAGGGATGAAGCTTTTTGGCTATTTGGTGCTAGTACATATCATAAACTTATGAGTCCTTATGTCCCTTTTGAAACAGGGACACTTGATGAAACTGTTAAAATAAAGGGCGAAGAAATGAAGGGCGAAGTTGAATACTTTGCTCCTCATGCTCATTATATCTATGAGGGTAAGCTCATGGTTGACCCTGAGACCGGAAGCTCATATGCGAAAAAGGACTCCAAAAAGGTGTATACCGGGAAGAGCCTTAATGTTTCAAAAAAGAAACATTCCCTTGCTTCTGTTAGGTGGGATAAAGCTGCAGAGCCTACGCAAAAGGAAAAGCTTATTGCTTTTATGCAGAGTTATGCAGATAGTGGGAGGTTGCATTTGAGTGACTAACAAATATGAAGCGGTATTTGATTTTATAAATACTTGTCCACTGGTCGGAGCGGATTTGTATTTTAACTTTATAAACGAGACCGACAATGAAAGCAATACCTCTTTAATGACGGTTCCATACCCTACGCCGGCAAGAAAGTATATTGACGGTGAAAATTTAGAGAGATTGCAATTTGAGATAAGGCAAACAAGGCCATTATCGAAAGAAAGTAATACAACTGCAAATACAGAGCAGATTGGCTATGTTCAGGAGTTTCTTGACTGGATAAATAAGCAAGGGAAAGAAAAAAACTATCCTGACTTTGGGGAAAGTTGCGGAATTCAGTTTTTAGGGACTTCAAACGGAGTTACAACACCCTCTGTTGCGGGAGTAAGTGACGGAATAACGCTTTATGCGTTTCCGTTTGAAATACATTATCTTGAAAGGAAGTAGAAAAAATGGAAGAATTAATCAGAAGAGACCAAAAGAAAGCATTCTGGGGAATACCTTCAGAAGACGGTAAGCCTGTATTTCAGAGAATGAAATACTTTACGGAAATGTCCGGAAGTAAAAATCCAATTGAATATTCAAGACGTTATGTTGATGAAAAAGGAGAGCGTGCAGATGTAACCGGTTATTCTGAAAGCTGGAGCTTTGGTTTTGACGAATATAACGGTGATGCTGTACTTGAAGATATTGTTGGAATTATCGATAATAATAAGCTTGGTACAGATGCACACAGAGATGTTATATTTGTTAATTTCTCCAAAAAGTCCGGCAGCGGTTACGTTGCTCGAAAACAGACTTTTGCGGTTATTGCAGATTCTGAAGGTGGTTCAACAGATGCATATACATACAATGGCAACTTAAAAGCAGTTGGTGAAAAAGTATGGGGTATCGCAACAATAACAACTCCTTCTGCAGGTACACCAGACAATGCAGAAATAATCAATTTTGAGGAAACAGAAGAGCTGGGGGAGTAGTTCAGCCACTAATGTTGGCAATGAATGAAGAAACCGAGCTAACTTATACTTATGAGGAGTTAAGCGCTTATACTAAAGCGGAGCTTTTAGAAATAGCGTCTGAAATGGGTATAGAAGGTCTTTTAATGACAAATTTGAAAGATGAGATTATAAATACAATATTAGGGGCGGTATAACCGTCCCTGATTAATTTAAGGAGGATAAAAATGTCTGTAGAAAGAATTGAATTTGAAGAAAAACACCATAAAATTGAGGTTGATGGTATTGAATACGAAATACCACAACGTACACCGGTGCTTGAAGATAAAATAAGAGAACATGATGAGAAGATAGGAAAAGTAAGCGAGTATGAAAGTAATTACTCTCTTTTAGAGATACTTTTCGGAGCGGAAGCGACTAAGCAGATGTTTCCGGACAGAGATACAACAAACTTAGATAAGCTTGCAAAAGTGACAAGGGTATCAATTGCTTTGTTTATGGCTGAATTTAACGAAATGCAGTCAAATGCACTAAAAGACAGTCTAGATGGAATTAAACCTTTGCTTTCTGCTGCAGATAAAGTTGAAAAGCTTACAAGTACAAAGCAAACAAAAGACTTTGTTGCAAAGAAAAGAAAATGAACATATTGACAGATACACTTCCGGAAGAACTCTTTATTTGCGGAAAAAATCATGCCATAAAGACAGATTTTAGAACGTGGATAAAGTTTTCACAAATAATCTTTTCGGGGGAAATGGACCATAAAAAGGTTGCAAAAGCATTACGATTATTGTTTTATAAACTTCCTCCCAAACTTGATAAAACCTTAATTGCTGTAATGGAGTTTTATAGTCCCCCGAAAAGGCAAAGTAAAGCACGTAAAAATGATAATAAAAAGCGTGTGTATGATTTTGAATATGATGCAGAGTTTATATATGCTGCTTTTCTGCAACAGTATAAAATTGATTTAAACAAAGCCGACCTTCATTGGTGGCAGTTTAAGTCTTTGTTTGATTGCCTGACAGATGAAACCAATTTTATAAAAATAGTTGGTTATCGTAGTATAAAGCTTTCAGACGTAAAGGATAAGGAGCAGAAGAAATTCTATAGTGAAATGAAAGAATTGTATAAACTTCCGGACAACAGAAGCGAAGAACAAAAAGAGGCTGATTTTGAAAGAAGTTTTTTAGATGCTTTTATCTGATTCTTGACAAATATTTCCTTTCGATATATAATTTTGGTATATTACAGAGGGAGGAATAAGGTTATGAAAGATATGCTTACAAGAGAAGCAGAAAAGTTTCTAAGAAATAATGGTTATACCTTTGCAAAAAGAGATGATGTTCCTGCTTATAATTCAGAGGAAATTGATTTTATTGCAAAGATTGAAGAGGACAGAAAACTTGACGAAATGAGAAAAGATTTAAGAATAATAAAAAAATGTACGATTTTCTTTGTAGTTTTAACTTCAATATCTATATTATTTTCGCTTTTCTCAATAATATCATTAATTAATTCTTTATAGTTATTAAATTAATATTATAAGCACCCTTTTAGGGTGCTTTTTGTATGTTTATTTTTAGAAAGAAGATGGTTTAAATTGAAAAAATAAAATGCCCTTACTGCGGGTATAAAATGCCAATATATAAAACTGATAAGACTAAATGCGTAGGTGTTTTTGTAAAATGCAAAAATCCTAAATGTAAAAAAGAATTTGAAATAAAAATCGAGTGCCAGTGATTTCTTAATTGAGTGCCAGTGGTTATTACCCAAAAAGAGAGGTGAAATCATTGGCTGATAGTGTAATTATTCGTATTGACGGTGACGAAAAAGAATATGAACTGTCATTAAAAAATGTAGAAAAACAAGCTGAAAAGACGGGTAAAAAAGTTCAATCTTCAATGGATTCTTCCGCAAAGGTTGTAGGCGGTTTAAATAAGGTTGTCAAAAGTCTTGCGCTTGGGGTCGGAGCGGTAGGAGCTACAGTAATTGGTATGGGTGTTAATTATAATGCTCAGATTGAACAATATACTGCAGGTTTTACCACAATGCTTGGAAGTGCTGAAAAAGCAAATGAAACACTTTCAAATTTAAGAGGCTTTGCAGAAAAAACACCTTTTGAACTCACGGACCTTGCAAATGCAAGTACAACACTTCTTGCTTTTGGTGAAGATGTTGACAGTTTAATGCCAGATTTAAAAATGCTTGGAGATATTTCTCTTGGTAACTCAGAAAAATTTAAAAGTCTCGCTTTAGTATTCGGCCAGGTACAATCACAAGGTAAATTGATGGGGCAAGACCTTTTGCAGATGATAAATTCAGGATTTAACCCATTGCAGGTGATTTCTGAAAAGACCGGCGAGAGTATGTCAAGCCTTAAAGATAAAATGTCTAAAGGTCAAATATCATTTGAGATGGTTGCAGAAGCTATGAAAATGGCAACGTCAGAGGGCGGACAGTTCTATAACGCAATGGAAGCCCAGTCCAAAACGTTTCAGGGACAGATGTCAACCTTAAAGGATAATGTAACATCTTTAACAGGCGATATTGCAAGTGATATTTCTGAAAAGCTTACTGATGATGTGCTTCCAATGCTGATTGGAAAGGTAGAACAACTTAAACAAGCATGGGCGGACGGTAGTCTGCAAAGTGCAATAGGTACAGCAACAAGCGGCATGGTTGCTTTTGGGGTTGCAGTTGGCGGACTTAACCTTGTAATGATTGCAAATGATATTATTCAACTAAAAAAAGGTGTTGAAGGATATACCACAGCAACAAAGCTTGGCACTGCAGCTCAAAAAATGATGAATGCAGAATTGTTAAAGAATCCGTATACCCTTGCAGCTACTGCAATTGTTGCTTTAACTGCCGGAATTATAACCTATGCAGCAACACATAAATCTGCTGCTGATGAAATTGCTAAATCTCACGAAGAGGCAATAAAGGCAATTGATGAAAACGTAGAAGCTGATATGACACAAGCTGAAACTGCAATGGTTCTAAAAGACAGGCTGTTTGAACTTGAAAAACAAATAAATAGCGGAAAATTAGCTGACAAAGAGGCGGCTTCGGCAAAAGAATATTTTAATAGTACTGCTAATCAATTAAATGAAA